CGTCGTCGTCGATTTCTGATTTTCTGTTTCGATCGCGGTTGGTCACGCGATACGCGCGTCGGGGGCGCATTCCGCCCCGCCGACGCGCCGCGCGTTTGCTATACTCTGCGCGCTGTCCACACCGCCGTCCGGTTCGCCATCTCTAGCGCGAATGCCCGGATATGGCTCTCCCCGTAGTTCAATGGATAGAACAAGCGCCTCCTAAGCGCTAGATACAGGTTCGATTCCTGTCGGGGGGACCAGCTAGGTTCCCAAAGCTTCCCAAGATTTCCTAAAAAGCCCCGCAAAGCCTTGCTCTGCGGGGCTTTTTGCTGCCATCATTGCCCACGACTGCCCAGTACAAGCCAAGCACCTTGGGGGTATCAGTGGGGATATACCCCGAAGTGCTCGGCGTCGATACCCCAACGCAAAATGCCGAAGCAAACCGATCCTCTCACTGACTTGAAGGTGCGTCGCGCGAAGCCTGCCGAGCAGCCTTACCGTCTTGCAGACGGCAAGGGGCTTTATCTCCAGGTCATGCCGAACGGCTCAAAGTACTGGCGCATGAAGTATCGGTTCGATGGGAAAGAAAAGCTCGCGTCGTTCGGCGTCTACCCCGAAGTGTCGTTGGCCGAGGCACGACAAGCCTGTCTCGCTGCACGTAAGCTGTTGACTGCCGGAACCGACCCGACCGAACAGAAGCGCGAGATCAAGCGGGCCCGGGCGATCGAGGCATCGTCGTCCTTCGAAGCTGTCGCGCGGGAGTGGTTCGAGTCGCAGAAAGACGGCTGGACGGAAGTCTACGCAGACAAGGTGATCAACTCTCTCGAAGTCGACGCGTTCCCGCGGATCGGCTCCAAGTCGCTGCGCGACATTGAGGCGCCTGACATGCTCGAGATCGTGCGAGCCATCGAGGCGCGGGGTGTTCGTGAAACGGCTAAGCGAGTGCTGCAGCGATCGCGGGCGGTTTTCCAGTACGGCATCATGACCGGGCGATGCTCACGCAACCCCGCCGCCGACATCGATGCCGAAACCGTTTTGAAGAAAGGCCCGGGCGTCAAACACATGGCGCGCGTGAAGCCCGTCGAAATCCCGCAGCTCATGCGTGACATTGCCGCCTACTCTGGCGATCGAGTCACACAACTCGCCCTTCGCTTCATGGCGCTGACGTTCACTCGGACGACCGAGATGATCAATGCGGAGTGGGATGAATTCGACGAGCGCGCCGCCGAATGGCGGATTCCGCCCGAGCGCATGAAGATGCGCGATCCGCACATCGTGCCGCTGTCGCGACAAGCGCTAGAGGTGCTTGCCGCCCTCCGCGAGCTCAACGGCAACAAACGGTATGTCTTCTATAGCGTCCAAGGCCGAAGCCACATCTCGAACAACACGATGCTCTATGCGCTCTACCGCATGGGCTACAAGTCGCGGATGACCGGCCATGGATTCCGCGGGTTGGCGGCGACAGTGCTCCGCGAACTCGGTTACAGCCGGGACGTCGTTGACCGACAACTCGCCCACGCTGAGCGTAATCAGGTCACCGCGGCTTACGTGCACGCGGAATACTTGCCCGAGCGCCGGAAGATGATGCAGCACTGGGCTGACTATCTCACCCAAACAGCCAATTGACGGGGCAGGAAAATGGACGAGCAGACCGCACGAATGATTCTTCGTCAAGCCGACGGGCACATTGAATGGAGCAACTCGCGTGATTGCCCAGCTTGGTATTTGAGCAAGATTTATCTCGATGGACGGTTCACGTCCGACGAGCTTCGAGCAATAATTGAATTCGAAGGAAAGATGCGTCGAAGCAGATAACAGCTGCAGATAAGGTAACCAATCATGGCAAAAAAAACGGCCTTCCGCTTTTTCGTGGCCGACAAAGAAAGATGCTCCTTAACCTGGAGCCTCACTATTCAACAGAACGATATCTACATCTCCCACAGCGGTTCGCGCCAAGACAAAATCAGCTTGCATGAAAGTGGGACTTATCAATGGTCTGTCAGGTCGGAGCATGTAGCAAGCGTCCCCTTTGCCAAAGACAATCGCCATCTAGCGCGTTGGAATAACCCTCCTCGCCCGGCCGGCAGCTTGACGCGCCAGTTCTTTGTACTCATTCCCTCATCCGAGCTTGAGCTAAACAGACCGCGACCACTTAAGCGAGCAACCTATTTGCCGCCTCCGCCGATCGGATGGGGCATGTGCATCCATTTCTTGTTCTTTACACCCGATGCGGGAAAGCAAGTCGCCAGCGCCGAATGGACACCCAAACCCCTCTTTGAGGCCACACTCGCTTCAGGCCAAATACTGCTTGTCATTCAGTCGGAAGCCCCTCTCGATCAAGATACACTGTCCCAACTGAAAACAGTGAAAGACTCTGCGAGGCTCGAGGGGGAAAAACATGAAAAGAATGTTGCAAGAGCCATGGTGAGGATCACGGATCGACAAGGGGTATCAGGTTTGCTCGAAGTTGTGGTGAACTCCGGCCATTCGAAGCGCCCGCCTAGCACCGAAGAAGCATCTCTATAGACACGCAAAGATCCGTCTATACGCCCCCGGCTTTCGACAAAAATCTGCGGTTCGCGTCCACGGCCGCCAATTTCCAGGGGCGGATTGGTATCCATCCACATTCCTCCGCGCCGGACGCTATTTGTGTCCTGAGGCGATTACCGCGTCGTAGTCGCGCTCACACTGCTGGCCGGCGATGCGGGCCCGGTCAGCGTACTCTGCCAGTTCGCCCGCGCGCTGGTCAGCGCGGCCGAGCACGTCGGCAAGCAAATCGAGGGCGTCGCCGGCTGCCGGGCTTCCGGCGGCAGCGGCGGGATGGCGGGCGGCGGCGACGAGCTGATCGACGCGCTGCTGCAGGCTGCCAGCGGCAGCACGAGCAGCAAAAGCATCTGCGAGCGCAGCCGTGCGTTGTTGGTTCGCATCGTTGGCGATCTCCGATTGGGCCGCGGTGCGGCGTTGTTCTTCGGCGCGCGCGGCCGCGACGGCTGCAATCTGCGCCTTTTGCGCCGCGACGGTCGTCGTGCGCACACCGTCGGCGTGGCCCTTGAAGTAGGAGCCGGCCGCCGCGATCGCGAGCGCGACGATGAAGGCCAGCCAGAGGCGCGGATCGAGGATCGTCATGCCTCGACCTCCCCGCCGGCCGCCTGGTACGCGGCCTGCAACAGCTCGATATCGTTCTCGTGCTGCCCGTAGCCGGCACCCGGCAGACTGGCCCAGACGTTCGACACCTTCGCGACAGCCTCGCGGAAGCGGCCGGCGTCGATCAGCGGCAACGCGCCGTGCTCGCGCAACTGCTGCAGCGCGTAGCGATCCTGCGAGACCGGGCCGAAGTCGGGCAGCTTCATCTGCGCCTGGTAGATGCGCCACCAGCGAAACAGGATCTGGTAGCGGCCGGCCGCCGTCGACGGGACCGGGATCTGTCGGTTCAGCACATTCGGATGCGCCGCGTAGCTGGAGAACAGCAGCGGCCGCTCCGGCGTCGAGCCGACGAGCACGTTGTATCCGTCGTCGGAGTTCGCGAGCAGCGCGGCGCCGATCTCGCTCGTGGCAATCGTGTCGAGGAACGCGATGCGGTTTTTGCCGCCCGCGGCGGCTGCGTCAATGCGTGCCATGGTTGTGCCCCTTCGTCCACCAGTACGCCTTGCGCCCCATCACCCACAGGCACACGATCGCCGTGCCGACCGTCATCATGGTTTCGGGGAGGTCGATCACCGGCAGCATGCGGATCGGCTTCAGCACGTTGACGGCGGCCGAGATACCGACGATCGAGAAGCCGACCGTGCCCCACCAGCCTGTCGCGATTGCGTCGGTGACGGCGATCCAAATGCAGAAGGCAAGGATGATGAGGTTTGCGAGAACGAAAATCGTGACCATCACGGACCTCCGAAGATGCGTCGTTTCAGGGCCCCGATGAAGTCTGCGTTGTTGATTTCTTTGAAAAGCTCTTTCGTGACCGCCAGCCCGAACAGACCGACCAGAAACCCGATAGCCTGCGGGCCGCCGCTACCCGTGATGGAGAACCACGATACGGCCGCAGGCCCGACGTAATACGCGATCGCCGCGCCGGACAGGAACGACACCACCTTCTGTCGCCCAGTCAGGCCATCGCCGATGAAGCAAAGCGTTATCAACGAACCGACCGCACCCGGAACGATCTTCACGAGCAGCGCGCCGGCTGCTGCGAGGGCACTCGTGGTCGGTTCAGCCATTTTTGCCATCCTTCGGCTGAGCGGCGCCGTTCGCTTTTTCGTCTTCGTCCTGGCGCTTGTCGAATTGCGCCTGAATCTGCGCGTTGATATCGCTCACCACCGGGGCAACTTCTCCGTACGGGGCGAGCATCAGAGCCTTATTGATGAGGTTCAGTTGAGCCGGCGTGAATGTGAGGGTGATGTTTTGCATGGTTATGCCCCGATGAGTCCGTGGAGGAAGAGATCGTTGATGAGCTGCGCAACAGC